ACGACAGTCTTACCGTCTTGTTTAACATAGGTTTGAGTGATTTTCTTAAACCCAGTCATATCACTTAATTTCTTATCAATTTCGCCGGTTATTTCTTGTTTTAACTTATCTAATTTATTATCTATAGATTCTTTCTCACTCTCTTTCTTTTTCTTAGATTCTTGCAGTTTCTCCTGAATTTTATCCAAAACATCCTGATCTAATTCGAGTTCACCTTTTTCTTGAGCTTCAAGAAGATTTTTATAAGCATCTTCTACAGTAAATTGTTTATTCGATTTATCGTTAGAATCTTGTTGCTTATTTCTTTTATTTAATTCTTCTTGAGCAACTTTCTTTAATTCGGAATTGGCTTCAGGATCTTTTATAGCTGCTTTCAATTGTTCATCTGTTGCAGATGTAGCTTGTTTAACCAAGATTTCTGTAGAAGATTGTTTTGAAGTCGACTCTTCTTCATTCTTCTTTCCTCCCTTAGCTTTTGGCTTCCAACCCTTTTCAGTTTTAATATATAATTTGCCGCCCCACGTCTTTTCTGTCCCAATAGGTGAACCTTTCTTCGCTTTTTCTATAATTTCCATAGATTTTGTAATCGTCTGATTATTATAAATAGCTTTAATTTTCTCCATAACAATATAAGATAGGAGGAGAACATCTCCTCCGTTAATTAGTGTAACTGTAAACGATATTTAGTTTGTTTCAATGTAGCAAGGAAATCTTCTGTCCAAGACTTTTCACCAACATAATCAGTATTATCGTCGATTTTACCATAGAACTTCTTGGTACGATCTATGATCAAATCAATCAAACCAATAGGATCATTGACTTCAATTTCTTCACCATTTACAGAGCCGTCTTCAAATCGACCAAATTCACTTTGACCTGCTTCCATGATCTTATCTTCGTAATCAGAAAGTTCCTCAATTAAATCATCAAGATAAACGTGTTTGGAATTATCTAACTCTCCCCAATGTACATTTTTTGATCTTGTTTTCGCACCTTCAAGAAAATTAGCATAATCAACGAAAACGTTATACATAGCATCTTTAGCTTTTTGAACACCATCGTCTAAAGACGGATCTCTATGAATCTCATCGTGTATCTCATCAATACCCCATGCTTTTTCAATCTCCTCGTTCTTAGTTTCAATCGAAGCAATATCTAATTTACCTGAATCTTTCATTTCATCAACCAATGACTTAAACATCTCTGCTTGATCTAAATCATTAAAATTGATTAATATATTGAAACCTTGTACATCGTCTTCAACTTTCTGAGATTTTTCAATATTCTCAGTCTTCTGAAGACTATACATGCGAATATTGCCCTTAAAATCCCAAGTTTGCTCACCATTTTCTTCTGTAGACAATGTTATAGAAAATTTCCTTCCTAAGTTAGATACCTTTTGTAACGTTCCTAAGAAATCAAATAATTTATCACCATTACCACCGTCATTATCGCTATAACCAAAACTTGCATTTCCGTATGTATATTTTTTAGGATTTTCAGTAGCATCAACGATTTTCTCTACATACTCAACCTTTTTGAAAGTAATTGCCTTTTCGATACCATCTCCGTCAGGTTTCTTTGTCTCACCCTCAAGACTTTCCTTACAAATTGCATTCACGTCATTACAATCCATAGTTTTTTCAACCTCGTTCCATGATTCAGGTAATTCGTTTGTTGCACCAAGATCTTTTGCCCTACGTTTCAAATAAGCAATTACATCTGATTTAGGAAGATCTGAATTACCAACCAACTTGATCGCGTTTTTTAGATCAGAACGATTGCGAACAGGAAAACGACCGCCTACCATAGCCTTTCCTTCTTTCTCAAGTTTTGCACGCTCTTTCTCAGAAATATAAGATTTTGCTATACAAGATAATTCAGGCTTATTGACTTCTTTTTCAATTTCCTCTTTATGTTTTTTACAAAAATCTTCAAAAATCTTTTCATTGATCTCACCTCGAGCAAATGCCTTTGTTATAATCTGAATAGGTCCTTCCGGACATTCTCTACCAAGAATCTTTTTGATATTCTCTTTCATATCAAAAATAAAATCATAATCATCTAACTCTGTTCTAGTATCGATCCAAGTACTTCCAACTTCTTCTTCGCTATCGACAATAATCTGTATAGGCGATTCATCGTCAACGTGACCTAAGAAATAATGAATCTCGTAATCTTTGCCTTTTGCAACACCTGCTTCAATCAAAAGATCTTCGGGGATCTCAATACCTGTTTCTTCAAACAATTCTCTTGCGGCTGCTTCGAGAAAACTTTCTCCTGGATCAACGTGACCGCCAGGTATACACCATTGTTGTGTACTTGCTCCGTATTCACCAGCTCTTTGTAAAATCAAAAGTTTATCACCTCTAAACAACAATACATCGGCATAGCGTACTTTACCAGTCTTAGCCTTGATTATATCATTATAAACTGATTTCGAAATATTCCCTTTCTTTAATTCGTTCTTTGCTGAATAGATGTTATAAATATCATTCAAAGTATCACTTATCTCTTTATCGGCAGATAATTTTGATAACGATTTAAAAATCTGTTCTCTTTTTCTTTGAACAATAGCAATATTTTTAGCATGTTCTTCTAAAAATTCATTATAACGTTTTTCTGCGTCTACTCGCTCTTTCTCATCTAAAGTTGAAAAACTTTTAGCAATTGAACTTTTTTCAGCAAAAAGAGTTGATAAATCACTTATTTCGTTCGCAATCTCGAAAGATTTCTTCAACAAACTTCTATATTCAGCAACTTTCTCTGAATTAGATTGTAAATTAAATAATTTCTTAATATTCATAGCTATTCATATTTTGGCCTAAATATACGGATTAATTTTTACATCTTATACTTTTAATACAGATATTGTCTGCATAAAAACATCCACCATCAATATCTATATTATAAAAAAATCTATTTACAGTCTCCATTCGTTCAATTTGATCGATAACAACATCACCTTCTTTAGACCATAGTATTTGTCCTGATTTTAAGTCCTTTACTTGAGTATCAACTAAATATTTCTCACCTTGTCGTTTTACAAGTATAACTTGATCTCCTGAAATACGATCTAAAACTCCTTCTCTATCTTTGTTGTGATAATAGATGTTGAACACTTTTTCATCAAATCTCGCTGTTCTTTGAAAAATACCTTTTACTTTAGAATAACCCAATGTAGACAATACAATGTCACCAACCTTGAGATCTCTGATAAATTTATCACCTTCTAATGTTCGAATCTCAATAAAACTAGAATTAAATCCACCCTTCATGTTCGTGATTTGTTGTTACAATAATATCGTTATCTATAAGTAATGCATATTCAATAGGAAGATCGAGATTATAGATACGACCTTCATAAAATTGCTCCCTATTGTCCATAATCTCAAGTTTTTTTAAATCAAAACTCGTCTCCATACATTTTTCGACACGTTCAACATAATTGTCAATAGATTCATTTTCTTCAGCACATATCAAACATAAACAAGTTGCTTTAGCTAATACATTGTCTTCTGTTAATTGATCAAAAGTTTTCTCATCTATTATAGGTAAACAATCAGGATGAAAGTAAGTACACGTCAAAAGGTTTTGATCTTTACAACAAATCAAATGTTGATCGTCAGATAATGTAATAAAATTAACTGAACCATTATAATTACTTGACGACAAACATCCTTTAACATAAGTGATACTTTTGTTAGGTAGATAAACTATACGAACATAATCTTCGTCTGTCACTTCACTGATTTTGATCTTTGGAAAATTCATTTGTCCAAATTCATCTAATCTCAATACGGTTACTAATACATCTCCTCTATATCCTGTCATACTTCAAAAATTTTATCTCCTACATAAATCTTAACCTTACTTCTTCTTTCGATCTTTGGCTTGTAATCTTTAGGTGGTGCAAAAATCTGTCTTTCTTCATCCCACACATAACCTTTCGGTAAGTATCGTAATTGGCATCTACAAAACGGATGAATTCCTTGTAGTGTGGGTGCCCAATCTTTCGCTTTTCTTCCTATATTATCACCATTAGCTATCAAATCAACCAATTTGAACAATCTAGGTTTTGAACCTGAACCATTGGTAGTATAGAGTCTCAAACAGTGTTTACATGCGCCTGGAAAAACTTCTTTGTAAACCAAAGCATCTAACCCGTGTTCACTCATTATCGTTTCAGCAATACCGATTTGATAAATGCCTTGCATTTCTGTCTCGACTATTCTTCCCCAATCTCTGTTCCAATCATTAAGAGAATGTCCTATATTACTTATAATTGATTGAACTGATCTTCTTTTTAAAACACCTTCTGTAATTTCTTTCTTTATCGTTCCTAATTCAAGTTGTCTTTGTTGTTCAATCAATAGCTTTACATCTTCTTGAGAAATTGCATTAGAAAGTATATCTCTCATTCTTTGACCCATCGTCTTGATATAAGAATACGTTCTTGTTGCTGCAGCATTATAAACAGCCTTTTCTCTCGTAGAAAGTGCTTTAAATTGGTTTCTTTCTACAAACAATAAGAAGTCTCTATAATCAACTGATCTCAATTGAGCAGGAGTTAAAACGCCGGATAACCTACCAAAAAGAAATGATTGATAATAAGGTGGAATTTTTTTCAATTCTTTAGCCCAATCATAACCATTTCTTTTTAACAATTCCTTATCCTCAGGTTTTAATGCATCGCCACCTAATACATCAGCAACTATCCTAGCTAAACGATAATCAATGATGTCGAATAATCTTTGTATTTCTTCAGGAGTAAAAATCATTGTTTTGATATATTAAGCATTTCTTTTGTCAAGTCGGCCATCATATTGTTTGTTTGAGTAGAAAAAATAACTTGCGCTAAGCCTTCATACCCACACTGAACCTTAGGATATCTTATAGGATCCTTTGTATGATATATTATATTAGATGTTTTAGCCATCTGCTTTACATCTATACCATTTATGTGTTTTATAGGAGGCA